TTAAGACTCTCTATACCAACTTGATTAAAGGTAAGAGACGAATGAAAACGCGAGGGCGTTTTGGACTAGTCAAAGGGTTAGTAGCGACTACAGTTATCACAACTAGTGCTGGTTTGATAATCAATGCTACTAATAATGCTAGTGCAGACGATACTAACCCTGTTACTAATGATGAAAAAAACACAGTTCCTGTTTCTGATGGTGGATCTAAGAAGTATGCCATCATGACTTATGGTACTGACAAGCATAAAGATCCCGAAAAAGCAGCGGAGTATGTATCTGAGCAGTTAACTAAAGCAAAGGAAATGGGATACAATACTGTATTCATTCCACCTTCTACTCAAGGAGATAAGTTTGCGGAAGTAAGTGAAGCAACAACTAATGCTGCACAATCAGCGGGTGCTATAATTGAAAATGCATCGTTTGATCCTGATAAGGAATATTCAAAGATGATGCCTTCATCCATGAAGGAAATTCAATCAAAATATAATGGTGCTGCTGTATTTGGAGATAAGTTTGCTCGTCTTGCAGATAAACCTAACCGTGTTGGAGGAGCGAATACTTTACCTAAACTAGAAGAAAAGGCAGCGGGTGGATGGATTACAGGTCCTCAGTCTGGTTATCCAGTATCATTAGATGGTGGTAACTCAGTATCATTCATCGGTCATGGTACAGAATATGTTGCACAGAGAGCAGGTGGTGGATTCGTAGTTCCATTTGATACTCCTGCAACTAGAAAGGATCCTGGTCTGACTGGTAGAAGAATTGGAGAAGCAAATCGCAGTGGTTATAAACTAGGTGGCATGTTACCTGGTTTTGATGTTGGTGGAAAACTTGCAAGTATGTTACCTCAGTTTGCTGCTGGTGGACAGATCACTGATATCCAAAGAAAAGCACTGAATGTTCTTGCTAAGTATGAATCTGGTGCTGCTGGATATAATGCAGTCAATCAGATTGGAACTAATGGTGGTAGAGGTGTTGAAGGATTCTCTGGAGACTTTAAGAAAATGAAACAGCATGGTGGTAAAGCACTTACTAGTCTTACCATCGGTGAAGTTAAAGCATTACAATATGATGACAAGTCAATGTCTGACAGACAGTGGATTAATGCTGGTAAGTTACATGCAACAGGTAGATATCAATTCATTGGTAATACGTTACCTGGCGTTGCTTCAAGAGCAGGTCTTTCCGATTCTGATCTATACAATGAACATAACCAAGACTTGATGGCACTACAGTTAATGAGAGAACGTGGTATTTCTCCATGGGTAGGACCGAGTGATAAGGCAACCGCTGCAGAAAGAGCAATCGTTGCACAAGCAGCAGGAATGCCTGTAGAAGCAATGGGTACTGGAACTGGTGACGCAGGTGCAATACAAACTGCAGCAGAAGGCGTTGCTGCTATGACTGATACCTCTACAGCAAAGACTCCTGAACAATTACTAGAAGAAGCTCTAGGTAGGTTAACAAAAGGAGTTGAAGAGGTTCGTGGTGTCATGCATGGAGACACAGTTGCTTCAGCAACAGAATCTAACGCTGATGCTAAAGATCAGGCAGAGAAAGACGAAACTAAAAAAATAGAAGAGCAGATGGGAGCAGCGACTGCAGTAGCAACAGCAGCAAGTAAGGCGTCAGCAGAAAAAGCAGTAACAACTGCAGCGGGTGCTGGTCAAGGTCAAAAAACCATAGTCGTACCAACGGAAGAGAAAGAGGGATTACTATCCTTCTTACCTAGTCTTGGATTGTTCGGAGGCTCTTCATAATGGCACAACAAAAATCTGGTCAAACTTCTCTCAAAGCATTCATTCTTGATTCAAATGGTCAAATAAGAAAAGGTAAAGATGGTTCTAGTAACCTTGTAGAACTCGTATCAAGTCTTAAGATTACTGAAAGTATCAGTAGTCCTACAATTCATGCTGAAATGAGTATCTTTGATGCCACTGACTTTATCAATACTCTTATTGGTAATGAGTTCTGGCGTCTTGATCTTGAAGCTCAAGGAGTACAAATAAGTTATATTTTTCAGTGCTATGAAATTACTGCTAGGGTCAAGTCTGAAAAGAAAGAAGCATATGTCTTAAAACTTGTGTCACCAGCATTCGTAAACAATGAGATTACAAATGTATTTGGTGCTTTTGAATCAAACGATGCATCAACACATGTCAAGAAAATATTAGAGAAAGTAACTAACTTAAACAGTAAGAATGGTAAAAAATTCTTCGGTGAGGCAGGAAATAAACTTAGATTTACTTCTCCCAACTGGAGACCCTTTGACGCTATTAACTTTATTGCATCAAAGGCAACGAGATCTGGAGGAACATCTGACAATCCACAGGGTGCATATGTTTTCTTTGAGACTTCCATGGGTTATCATTTCAAAACCCTTGACAAGTTGGTAGAAGATGCGAGAGATCAAGATAATAAGTTTGTGTATGTTTATGGACAGAAGTCAACTGATGATAACCCTGTCAGAAACAATTTTCTGATTACTTCATTAACATTCCCTAACTCATTCAACTCAATCAAGAACCTGAGACAAGGAACTTGGTCTGGATATGTCATTGGTTTAGATCCTAGTACATTCGGTGAGTCTGTATTACCTACTAAAAATCCGAAAGTAACTGCACAAACAGCATACTATACTATTGAAAATACGTTCAAACGTATGTCTAAACTTGAGAAGGGTGGTAAACTACCCATTGATCTTAAAGATCCTGAGATCAAAAAACTCATCAACAATCCAAAACGTGTACACTACAGAGCATTACCAACTCATCTATGGGATGCAGCAGGGACAGACAGCAAGGCAAAACCAAAGTCCAGAAACCTAAACTCTTATCTAGATACAGCAGCATACAACTTCCTAAGGAAGAAAGCATTAGAAGCAATTCAGTTACAGATTACCGTACCAGGCAATATGAAAATCAATGCTGGTGACGGTATCAAGGTAGAAATTCCTCGTATGCAAGTCAAGAGGAAGAAAGCAGAACTTGACAAAGTTTACTCTGGGACCTATCTTGTAGGAGGTATTGAACACTATTACAGAGTGTCCGAAATGAAGTCCACCCTTCATCTATTAAAGGATTCAATTAAAGTTGCGCCTAAATAGTAGTAAGGATTAACAAAAAGAACAATGGAATCCGTAGAACAACACATAGCAAGGGACGAAGAAATTCTTCAAGATCCCCAAACAAATCCGCAGATGCGTCGCCACATTGAAAGCGAACTGCATGATTTGAAAGATTATGTAGAACATAACAAAACAGCTATTGAAGCAGGAGATCATCACGATCCAAGTTATCTTGAATTGTATTGTGATCAATTCCCATCTGAACCAGAATGTCTAGTATACGACGATTGACAAACTGATCAGACAGTGCTATAATAACAATGCGAAAACAAACGAGTTCTTAACTACTCTGACTTAGAAGCAGAGACATGACGTTAGGGTAATGCAACAGACCCTCAGTTTTGTTTTCGCTCACCTCTTACACTCCAGAACGATGCGACTCAAAAACCACGAATCCCCGAGGAAGATGGGTCGTAATTCACGATCTAAACTTGCTTCGGCACGTCTTAGACAAATTAAAAAGCGCACCAAGATGCAACTTAAACGTCTTGGTGCTTTATAATGATATATTATGCAAATTTTTCCAGCATTTTCGTACCCTATTTTAATTGACGACTTTGATATTTCTGATACTCTAATTAAAAATCTAGAAGAGTCGTGGGACGATGTAAAAAGAGAGAATGATATTTTTATCCATGATGGTAAAGTCAAAGGTTGTGAAGGATTTTACAATTGGGTAGAAGAAAGAGCAGGTTTCTTGTTAAAAGAGATCATGGGGTATAGTAATACGATCTCCATGACTCATACTGAAGTGCAAGTATCACATATGGGTAGTCAGATCCCTGCACATACACATAAGAAGACATATCTGACTGGATACTACATGGTAAAATATAATGAACAGGACGGTCATACACCTCTAGTGTTTGAGAATCCTTTCAAGAATACTATGGTGCCCTGTATTGAATTAGATGAAGAGAAACCTACGATGTGGAATACTGCTAACTTTATTGCACCCGTAAAGGAAGGACAGTTGATTGTCTTCCCGTCTAACCTTGTACATTTCTTCCCTAAACAAGAAGCGAATGATCGTACAATTGTCTCTTTTGATTTCGTCGCTAAATAATTAACACCCCATTAAATAAGAATGGCAGCATACGTTGACAATATTGTAGGTGAAGCATCCACAGACTTTCTGGGAAAGGATGGGTTCATCTGGTGGGTTGGAGAGGTTGAAGATACTAAAGACCCCCAATACATCGGTAGAGTAAAATGTAGAGTTCTTGGATTCTATACTGGTCCTCAAGCAGGATTTAGGAAGGATCTGGAAACTAAGGACTTGCCATGGGCAACTGTACTGCAACCTACTGATCAGGCAGGTATTGAAGGTGTTGGTAAATCATCACACCAACTGAGACCTGGCGCTATTGTCATGGGATTCTTTCTTGATGGTGAAGAAGCACAGTTCCCTATTGTTATGGGTGTGCTTAGGATTAGTACAAATGCAGCAAAGAAATTAAACGGTAAGGATAGTACATTCTTGTTTACGGATGCTCCTAATAAAGAGGACATTAACCCTGTTAATAAAGAAATTGGTGCAAATAGCACAGACATTGATAAGACACAGACAAGCGGTATCAACAACACTGTAAAAACACCTGGTGAACCTGATACTCCCACATCATCAAAGTCACCATCAAACGCTGC